GGAACAACACCCTCTTTCTCATACGTAAAGATTGTACCATTTGCAGAAAGCATCCAGGGCTTATTGCTATCAAAGATTAGTTTCCATATCTCTGCCGCAGACATTTCTACACTACGACCATCTTCATAGTCTACAGTAAGAATAGTTCCACGTTCTTGGTTCATAATTGCTGTGTACTCTAATGCACCAAACAAGTTTTCCCATAGAATAGCACCAGTTACATCATCATCACCTTCTTTATAGCGTTTCTTTTCACTAGCTAAACGAAGGCCCTTATCTTTCATGTACTGGTCTGTGATTGTTTGTCTGATTTGGGCAACGATGGTTTCGCCTGCCATGTTAAGGGCACGAATAACCGAGGGGTAGAGCGAGTTAATATCAACTGCCCCGACCCACTCATGCATTCCTCTTTTCGGCGTAGCAACAAAGGCACCTGCTGCCGGTTGGACTTCATCTTCATTTTCATTCCTTTTCTTTTTATCGGGTACTACTAAGCCACGTTCGTGTGCTTCGTTAAAAATTGCCATTTCAATCATAGCTACTGAACCCATAACTGTTGGAAGCAGTACAGTGTTTTCGTGTGCTAGTTGATTAGCTAGTTCTAGGAACTTAAGTTTTTTGTGAATCTTAAACACCAACATAGTATCTTGTCTGTTGTATTCAATAAACTTCTTAAAGTCTTTGTTATACAATTGGTCAAGAGTACCTTCATATTGTGTTTTGTTTTCCCCTACTTCCATCTCACCAATAGCATCTAACTTATATGAATGTCGTGATTCATAGTTATACTTCTTGTAGAGTTGTAAATAGTCCATGTGAATACGACCTACTAAATCGTAAGTTGTTTCTTTCTTACCGAAACGTTCATATTCTCTAGGCTTAGGCAGTTGACCTAGTAAACAAAACTTGCGTGTGTCATCTTTACTCATCACACGTGTAACACGATTGACCATATAGGGTATATCATAGCCCTCTGAGTTCCAGCCAGTCAATACATCAGCATCTTCAATCAATTGAAAGAATACATCAAACATTTCCTTCTCGTTTTTGAAAAGCAAACAGTTATCAAATTGACTAATAATTTCTTGTGCCGTTTCTTCACTCATGTGTTTAGGTGGAATGACCATAGTAACAAGTTGATCTAGCCAATCTAAGTAACAACTGATAGCGGTTACAGGATTGAATGGATCACTAGTAGGACTAAAACCTTTTTCAGGATCAAAGTCTACCTCAATGTCAAAGAAGCAAGTGTGAAGTTTAGGTGCGTCTGCTTTAAGATAGTGTTCGCTTAAGCAACGAAAGACTACAGGTACATCAGATTCAAACAATTTCTTATTTGAAAGGATGCGTCTTTCTTTTTCAAAGTCTGCACGTTTGCGAGTAGTGAATCTACCTACTGGATCACCGTATATGCTACGGAATTTACCCTTAGGATCAGCATAGTAAAGAACATAATTAGCAGGGTGTTCTACGTATTGGCGTTTGCCGTTAATATCCCGCTCCACTACATAGATACGGTCTTCGTCCCTGCTATGAATAGCATCTACATATGACATTAGAGAGTTTTGCCGACTGTTTCGAGGATAGTATTGAGTTCTTCGTGGTCTTTGTTAGTTTGACCTAAACTTGCTTTGTGTGCTATGCGAATTGCTTTCTTTAGTGTACTTGGTTTAACTTCAAGTTCTTCTGCAATTGCTTTGATTGTATCGGTGAGACCACCATTGAGTGTATCGATTTCGTGCATCACTGCCATACCTTCGTTAACTAATTGTGTTAGTTTGATCTTTTGGTCACCGCTAAACATTTTTGCTGTCATAATAAATCTCCTGAGAAGTACTTATTATAACAGCTTTTGCAGAAAAGTCAAACAGTTTGCGTAAGAAAGGTTAAATTAGTTTAACCAATTTTAGCAATTATATACACCCGGATCCATAACAATTGCACCGTTACCATCTGAGTTGTACCATGAACCACCTGCACCATTAGCACCTGCATATGGGCTAGAAGAATCATGTGATAATCCTATGAATGTTAGTGCTTGTCCTACTGCGCTATTATCAGTTGCTAACGCACCAGTTGCATTTGATTGAATCAATGCGATACAATCTGAGGTAGTAGTTAAGGGTGCAGTTGGTACTGTGATTGTGCTTGATGTTGGATTATATACATATGCATTTGAAATTACACGCATATCTGTTTGATAGCCAATAAATTTTTTGTTGTTTTGTGGATTAGGCCAGCCATTACCTATTGTTAATGAGTTAGCATCGTATACTCTATTATCAGTTTGCGTACTACCACAACGAACACCGTTAACCCAAACTGCTTCTACGTTACTGTTAGTAGCATCTCTACTTACTGCAATATGATACCATACATTTTTTACAAAACTTGAAGATGGTACGTATATATTTTGGCTAAGGAAATACCCATCTACTCTGATATTTGAAGCATTGACGGTTTGACTACCGTCCCAATAATTATCATCAAAGTATATAGCAAGAAAGTGTGGTTGTCTTGCTGTATCACTTGGACTACCTATGAAAGTACCCACAGTACTAGTAGCACTGTTATCCCACTTAACCCATCCCTCTATAGTGAATGAACGTGTAGTCGTTGGTCTTGCTTTACCAGTTATGAGATTATATGGTCCGCTGTATTGTGCACCAAACGTTAATAGTGCATCTGTTACTGGACTGGTTTCCGGGGCGGAAGCACCAGCTATGGTTGAACCCCCTTCAAATTGAACTCCACCTAATATTTGTATTCCTGTTGCCATGATTTTTTTCTTTATTTGTCCTCAGGTGACACCGGCCACCAAGGTTTGTGCTTTTCTTTTGCAGAATCTGGAATTGGGGTTTTTTGATTATTGTTCATCATATGCTTCCAAATGTTGTAGTTGTTGTTCCCGCCGTCAATGTCATTGGGAGGTTAAATGTACCTGCTGTACCTGTGTTATATGTATTATCTGCTGGATCTAATATCCAAAAGACAATTGCAGGATTTCCGCTACCGGAAGCACTGGAGTAATAGATAGCTACCGGAGTACTATTGTATGTGCTACCTGACGACCAGTTTGCAGTCCATATTTCTCCATCAACACCAGGAATACTGTCAGGTAGATTTGCTGCCGCAAATGCAAGATTTAAAGCAGTTAATCCAAACATTGCTACTCCGCTATAACTAGGGTTAGTGATAGTAAACCCAGTTCCAGAAATAGTAGCACCTGGGTCATTAAAATTTGGCGGGTTTGCAGGAGGACCGCTTGGATATTGAAATTCTGTATATATTAATGTAATGTCACCAACCGCACCATCTCCTAATAGGGTGGAACCACCTGTAAATGTTGCACCTGATATTTGTATTCCTGTTGTCATGTTTTTCTTTCTTTATTAAATTAGAAGGTTATTGAACCACTACTACCAAACGTATAAATTCGATAACCACCCGTTACTGAATATGATCCTGTATAAGAAGCGGCTGCGGCATATGAATCCGGATACTTTATTATAACTATACCTTGTGTACCAGAATCATTTGTACCCATTGCACCACCATTCCCCCAAGAAGGGTCTACCGTAGTCCACAGTGGTTGTGAAGTCCAATTACGTTGGCCGCCTGCACCACCGGTGCCACCATTGGGATAGGATAATGAATTACCGCCGGCGCCTCCACCGCCACCACCACTATATGTTCCGGCGCTACCATTAGTTCCCGGAACATACTGCCCACCAGTACCTTGTGTGCCACCCACAGAAGTATTACCGTCTCCCTGTGCTCCGCCAAGTCCTACATATCCGTCGTATCCTGCCGAATTACTGTTGTTATGTTTTGGTCCGCCATTTCCACCTGCATATGCAGTTCTAGTGAATCCTGTGCCAACTAATGAACTATTAGTTCCCGGTTGATAATATGGCCCCGTAGAAGTACCCACGGTAACTGTAAAAGAAGTACCGGGAGTATTATAGTTAACAGTACCGTAAGTAGCACCTCCACTTCCGCCTCCGCCGCCCTTAGCCCCATATGTACCCGCAGTACCGCCGGCTGCGCCACCGGGCCCAACAACTAGATATGATATAGGTACAATAATAATAGCGTTAACAGTTAAGCTAAAAGCTCTATCGGTGTCTTGGTTTTGCCCATCAGTGGCACGTATGGTAAAATTATATGTAGTAGTGCTAGTTTCATTGGGGGCAGTGCCTGTGATTGCGCCAGTACTAGTATTCAAACTTACACCACTAGGTAAACTACCTGAATAAACACTATATGTTATTGGAGCATCACCAGTTGCGGCAATATTAATATTAACACTGGTTGATTTAGCTATTGATCCTAAACTACCGGCACTAGTTGTCCATGTGGGAACTCCTGAATATTGAATACCCGGGATACTTATAGCCGTACCGCCATCTGTGTTAATTACATATAATACATAACTACCTGCACTCGTAGCTGGACTAACAAATGTTAATTGAGTACTACTAATAAAAGACACCGAGCCCACTACCGTTCCAGCAATTAATACGCTGGCTCCTACTTGAAATCCATTACCATTTAGTGTGATAGTTTGTCCACCCGCAATATTTGCCGCAGTATCGTCCCCCGGATAGACTATACTACTAACTTTAGGAGTAACAATTGTATTAACAGAAAGTGATGTACCACTCATGTTGATATTACCACTCATAAAGACGTTTGCATATCTATTAGTAGCTGAACCTAAATCAGTATTAGCGGCTGGTGCTAGCACACCTGCGTTTTTTAATGAGTTATAATTTGCCATTTTGGTTTTCTTTCTTATTGGAAAATTTCGGGATGTTGTTTTCCGTAAATCTTAATATACTTGCCTGCCATCATATCTGCCATTGCTTCGACTGGACTTCCAGGATAACTATCATCAGGACCAATCATATTTAATTGATCCTGTCTGTGATGTACTAATTCATGGAATATAGTACGGAAAATATCAACTAGATTGCGGTTTCTGATATAGACAACGATATGTCCATCATCAGTGTGCAACCCAGTGCGGTGATCTTTCTGTGCCTGCGCAGTATCTCTGCTTAATGTAATCTTTGGGTATGGTTTTTGAATGTTTAGTGTTTTAATACCCCATTGAACAAAACTTCTGATTTGGTCTAAGTTTTGTGCATTGTCTACTGATTCTGCTACACGTTTGTATACTGTAGCGTTCTTATCTATGTCTTTAGAATTCTTAACGTTTGGTAACGTACTGGATCCCTGAGACATTTTTCTGACAGCATTATAATCTAATTTTGTTTTAGGCTTAGGTTCTTTAGTCATAAAACCTAAAAGAGATTCATCAGTAGGTTCTTCTTTTAGCTTATTTTTGTATTTTTTAATCCAAGTATCCGGAGTATGACCATACTTACTGACAAACATATCGTGTAGTTTATCACCTTCGATGTTATGTCTAGTACCTATTCTTTTCATTAGTTTGTCAATCGTATCGTAATCATGCTTTTTTAAGGAAGGTAACTTTTCTGCTAGTTCACTAGCCGCGGATTCAAAGATAAAGTCAGTATAACGCATTAAGTATTTATCAAATTAGTGCTCACTTGAGAGGTCTTCGGGCACGACTCCTATCAACTCAGGCCAGCAGCCGGCCTACACGTAAACCACAAGGGTTCCTAAGGTAGTGTATTCTTTAATTTCATCAATCCAGTTACTCTGAATAACTGAATGTAAGTCCATCCAATATCAAATTCAAACCAGCGTCTACTTAGTTTAGGGTTAGCCGGATCTAAGTGATGGTTATTATGAAGTTCTTCACCACCAACAATAATACCAATAGGACTAATATTACGACTATGATCCTTTGTACTACCATTAATGTATCCTGTCCAGTGTCCGATTCCATTAATTACTCCTGCGGCCCAGAATGGAATCCAGATCATTTGAATTCCCCATATCAATAATCCCCATACACCAAATAAAGAAATATTAATTAACAGCATTAACGCTATTCCTAAACGACTATGCTTAGTATAAACATTGTATTCTATCCAATCATCCGGTGTGCCTGCACCGTATTGATTTACCATGTCTTTATCTTTACTTGCAGAATGATATAATCCGGCACCTTTACATAATACTTGCCAAATGCCGTATATATGCGGGCTATGTGGATCACCTTCTTGCTCTGTAAATCTATGATGTTTCCTATGTATAGCTACCCATTGTTTAGTAACCATACCAGTAGTAAGCCACAACCAAAAGCGCATAAAATGACTAAGAATCGGGTTAAATATCAAACCCCTGTGTGCTTGACCTCTATGTAAATAGACGGTGACGCATACAATAGTGATATGTGTCATCACTAGGACATATATTGTTTCAATCATACTGGGCTATATGGATTACGATATCTATCATATCCATCGTCCTCCGGGTATACCGGGTATTCGTTATTTCGTTCACTCATTTTCTTGTTCCCATACGTAAGCATCTTCACCGCGATGTTTATCCCAGAATCCAGAACCAGCTTTAGTTTGGTCGTGGCTTCTATTGATGATATATCCCTCATCTTTTAAACAGTTATACATTGACTTGGCAATGCCCCTGTTACGATATTCGTCATTCACCCAAAGATCCTGCGGGTATAGTTCTTTACCTTCTTTAACAAACTTAACATAAGCTATTGGACTACCTTGTTCAAAAGCCTTCATTATCATTGCATGGTCATTGAATGCGTATTTCAGTATCAAGCCGTTAAACTTAACAGCTTTGGCTTCTTCGGTGATGAATTCAATTGATTTCATTGGTCTGTATAATCCTCAACATTGGTAATCATGTTAGGTAATATATCACCTAAATACATACATTGGTCTGTTTCCTTTAAACTGTCTACCCAATTGTCAACTGTAGTATGATCCAAATCTCCTACAAGTTTCTTTTGGTCTAGTTTGTTTACATCAACGGTGATTAGTGTTACATAATCATTGCCAGTTCGTTCTTGGTCTGATACCGCATAGTCTAATGCTAAGTCAGGATTATCTGTTAGAAACACAGCATGATGTCTACCGCCTCTTAAGCCTTGTTGTTGAATCACATCAATAGGCTCAGATGTTCCATGCCACAATTGTGTATGGGATTCTGTAATATCTTGTTCTTGAATTTTTCTAGAAACGATACCTTTACTTTTTATTGGTTTTTCATTATCCCAACGCACTGGATTAATCATTGGATACAAATATTTTGTACCATCACTATCTATGTCAAACTTACTGCCTTGTGGAACTAAATGTTGGTTTCGTAGTTTATTAAACTTTTCCGCATCTGCTATAATCGGTTCCCCAATTGTTACTTGTCCAATCGCCACTGCAGGACCATTACCGGTTCTAACAATACCAACAGTTTTACCTACATATGGTCTAAGACTATCAGTTTTTCTAGATTCGTATTTCTTTTTCCCGTCAACTATTAAACTGGCATAATCAATGTCTTTATCATTTCGTACATTGATACCAATGGTTGGGGTATTGTTAATAGAATCTTCCGCCACACCTTGTACTTCTGTAATTTTATTCTCTGGTTTGTCATATGCTCTACGGTCCGTTAAATGATATTCCATACCTTTATCTTTACTATATTTTTGATACAAATCCCAATCAGGCAATAGACGATTAATCATTTTAGCATACAATCCAATACGGCTATCTTCTTTAGCGTTGAATGTAATTTCTTCTACTTTGTCAAGACCATACTGTTTAATGAATTCACGTGTGATGTCAACTGCTGTTGATAAAACTTCTGCTGAATTACCTGTACCAGTTGTACCAAATAAGTCTAATCCATCGGGATCGGTTTTTTCTCTCATTAAGCGAAATTGAATTTCCCATTTGGTTGGATTGGATTCACCCGTAAATGCATGCCATTGATACTCTCTATCACCCACTACAAAACTTGCAAAAGCCTCATCACTACTTTGACGGCGCCACTTCCAGTTTGTTTTACCTGGTTCAAATACTTCGGTAATGAATTCGTTTGCTCTCATTTACTCACGGTCTTTTTTAAGAATACTGCGAATCATCCATAGTTTTTTACCATAGAAGTCTTGTAGTTCAGCCATATAATTAGCAATACCCTGTTGACGTTCTTGTGTAGCAACATCAAAGATTTCTACAACTAATTGAATCATCTTTTGGCAATCTTCAAATGACTCTGCGAACATTAATTCAGCACGTGGAATCTTTGTTTGGTCTTGTATGATAGTTAACTCAGCATAGCGTGTTAAACTTGCAGGAGCATAACTGTTTAGTACTCTAATATACTCTGCAATAATATCCACAGTGGCGTAAGAATCAGTGTACAATGTATCATAAAATTCATGGTACTGTGGGAAATTGCTACCTTCAATATTCCAGTGAAAGTTGCGTGACTTCAACGAAAATGTTTCAGTTGAAGCTAATAACGTTTTTAAATTTTCTACTAACATGATTAATCCTTTTTTATTTAGTAGGTGGGAAACCTTTGAATCTAATATAGAAGTCAAAAATATTCCTATCCATTTATATTTAAAGCCCTAAATAAAATATTTTGTAGTTCTTTAGTGTCTTAGTAACAAAGTACTAAGCACGCCAGGGTCATTTGCACTTACATCACCTTCACCGGGTGCAACAATAACATTGTACTTCATTCCTGCTGGAATTGAATTTCGCTTACTCATATATTCTGTATAACTTAAAATACTAGATGGGCTGATGCCGTATTCTTTTGCAATACGTTGCTTCATTTGCTGTGATGCTTCTGGGCTAGCAGGTTGCCATGCACCATCTGCCGTCTTCTTCAAATTACCCTTCTCATCTTTAGCTAATAAGTCATAGAATAACTTCTCGGGAACAATACGACTATTCTTAGTTGTATCTAAGTTAGGGTCTTGTTGTTTAACTTGTTTCTCTTGTGTTGTGTTTGCACCTTCACTCCAGTTGATAATGAAGTTGTCTGGCTTCTTAGCTAATGCGGCTGCAGCCATTTTAGTGTAAGCATAGAACTTAACGTTAGGATGTTTAGCTGCCATGTTCAATGCTAATTCTAAGTACTCAGGGCTAAAGAAGTCACCAGCATCATGCCAACGAACTGTTACTTGCCAACCATTAGGGAATTTCTTATCACCTTTATTAGCGGCAGCTTCTTCACTAGCAATCTCGCTACTTAGTTGATTGAAGAAACCACTTGGATCATTCAACAGATATGTTAGTATTCTTCCGTCACTTAACCACGCGGCTTTGAATTGAACTTTACCGCCCTTCATAGCAAAACAATCTACTTTACATGAACCAGCTCCTGGGCATGTGTTTACAATGATTAGTTTGTTTGTAGATTCATCCACTGCAACACCAGTTAATGCGGCAAAGCCTACGTTAAAGAATTGTTCAAACTCTCCGTTACTATGCTTCATCTTTTCATTTTGCTTTAACAACTTCTTAGGGCGTTGTTTGAGTGCGTCAATTACAGCTTCTTCTTTAAATCTCTTACCACCTTCATCATAGTATTCAATAGCACTACTACGATGGATATAAGGCATCTTGTACTTGTCAGTCTTAGTCTTGCCAGTCGTATACTTAGCAATACCCTTCTTATCTAATTTAACATTACCTTCTTTATCAAGGTCATCTGTGCCCTTGATACGTGTCATATAGTCTTGGAACTCATCTCCACCTAGTTCACGCTGTTGAGCTGGTAGTGCTGTTGCTTCTTCTAAGCCAGATAGTTTACGAATTCTTGCTAAGTGTTCTTCACTTTCGTTTACACCTTGCTGACCTAACACTGGACCAACTTGAATACCTTTACTTGCCAGTAAATCTTTAATGCGACTAGCTCTATCACTAGCGGCTTCATATTCTTGTTGTGTTTTGGCATTCTTTACTGCCATAACTGCTTGTTGATATTGTTCTTTCCACTCATCAGCCCCAGGAGTCCTAATAGACGATCCATCTGGATAATCGCCTTCCGATACATCTTCTTCTGGTAATACACCCTTTGGTCCTGACATCGGATCAGTTTTAATTCTTTGTTTTACACCTTGTTGATGTTGCTTTTCTGCGGCAGGAGTATCTCTTTCCATTTTGCTCAATATTCTATCGAAATCACCTACTGCACTTTTCCATGCTTTTGAATCTTTCCATGTTGAGCCTTCGTCAACTTCTTCAGTATCTTCAACACCGGCAAATTGCTGAGGTGTCATTACTTTAATACCACTTACTGCTCCCGGCAATCTTGGCTCTGCACCTTCATATAGTTCTGTGATTTTCATTTTTTAAGATTCCTAATTTTCTGTTCTGCAATCATTACTAATTGTTCCATTTGTTCTACACTTTCGCAGTTCCATCTGCGTAATGCCTTGTTGATCGGGCTATCCGGATCTCGTTTAGTCTTAGCACTAGCGTGTGCTTTCTTCATGCCACTCATACGAGCACAGAATGATTTGCGACGGTTAGCGGCTTTACTGCCCTTCTTTAGTTTTGAAGGCTTAGTTGTAACCGCAGTCTTTAGCTTAGACCCTGGATTTTCTCTACGATATGCTTTGACAGCCTTGTCACTCATGCCATCTGTCTTATCTTTTTTGTTGACCTTCTGCCAATCTTCATCTATGCCTTGCTCTTTCTTTTTAGCAATAGCAATAGCGGCTTGTTGTGCCGGGTTTGCGGCTTCGACTATAATTTCATTTAATTTCATGTTGCTGACCTTTTTAATGCGGCTGCTGTTGGCGCGCCTTTACTACCTGGCTTACGCATACGTTCACCACTACCATTCTTAATACGTTCACGTTTAGCATGTATGTTAGCCCATAGACCTTGTTCTTCTTCAGTAAAACGTCTTTGATATACATTTGGATTAGTGCTATTTTGTGAACCTATTGTTTTCATACCTTCGCCGGCTAATAACAAATCGTACATCATTTTAATCACTTTCATAGGTGATGTTAATGTGTCTACTCTGTCATAAAAATATGCAATTTTTTCAGGCTTCATGCGTCTTGCAGGTTTGCCCTTGATTAAATCTTTGGCTCTGGCTTTTAAAGTTTCAAAATCTTTAATTTGTTCTAATTTATGAATATCATCAATTGTGAAATTATCGTCATTGAAGCCTTCCGCCACACCTTGCTGTCTATACATATCAATCATTTGTCTAATAAAGAAATTATAATGACCACGACGGCTACTAAATTCTCTGTCTCCCAGCACAGTCTTTAATGCTTGTACAGCATCATTTAATTCTGGACCACGCATTATTTTTAATGCATCAGTAACAAGTGAGTCAACTCTTTGTGTGCTCTCTGTTACACCTTGCTGACCGCGTTGTGCTAGGTATGCACGGAAGTTATCGTCAGTTTTAATTTGTGGACCAGTACTTCCGCCCCTAGTTACTAAACCAATTTCTAAATCTGGACGATTCTTTAGTATAGCATTTCTTGTTTTGAGTGCGGCTTCTTTATTAGTAAATGTAACTGACTTACCATCTTTACTCCATACTTTGCCGTTGATCTTTAAGCCCCATACTTGAGGACTTGATTGTCTCGGTACGTCTAAGTCATGTCTCTCATCATCACCACGATTGAATGCGCCACCTACTCCACGGAATGGAATTCCTGCCTCATCAACTGTACGTTGTTCACCATTCTCATGTTGACTGATAATATAATCCATTACAGTTACAACCATTGACTTAGCAACACCAATCTTTTCTTGACACCATTCTGGTAAGTTTTCGTTGTCAGCAACTGCTTTTTCTAAGTGTAAACTTACACGTTGAATAGTTTGTAGGTTGTTTTTAAACATTCCAGCTTCATCGTCATATTCACCGTTGAATCCTTCTTTTGCCATAATCTCACGTGATACTGGTTTATTTCCTAATTCACGGTCTTTTGCTTTTTTGAAATTTTCTTCTCGTCTTTGTTTAGCTTGTAGTTGTTCTTCACTTAATTCATCTTCATTTACACTGTCTTCACTGATACCAGCTTTTGCACTATTGGCATACTTATTGCTAGTAGAAATACCTTTAAACATACTGCCCTGACCACGTTTTTGCATCTTACCCATTGGTTTCGAAACAGATGTTATTCCACCTGCTGTGCTAGTTCCAACACCAGATTCTAACACATCATCACTACGACCAAATTTTGGTGCGGCTGTGTTAGGATCCGGCATGCTTGAGGGAGTGGCCATTTCTAATAAAGTACTGATTTTCATAGTTAAATTCCGTATATCTTATATTTATCTAAAATTGATATGGTAGAGGAAAAGCCCTATAGGGCTTTTCCATTAGAAGAACATCTGGTACCATGTGGGGTAACTATTAACAGTTCCTGCAAACACCCATGTAATTGGTTGCATAGAAACTTCCTGTAGAGTTGCGTAACTAGCAATAGAAGAAGTACCTGAACCAATAGTGACATTGCCACCACCGCCGACGTTCATTGATATCATTCTTTGACCGCTAGCAGGTTTAAAGATTAGTTTATTTAATATCGGACCACCGATTGCAGGAACCGCTAAAGTATCGCCTGCTACTGGATTTGCTGGCATTTCAATCACGACTCCATATGTAGATGAAAGAATTTGACCATCGTTTACCAATAGAGTTTTAGATCCAGATACAACTTGTTTACCGTATACAGTTTGTGAGGATACGGTTACGTTTCCTGCGCCCATTAGTCCGGCAATATTACCAGTTAAACTATAAGTAGTCCAGAAACTTGCATTTGCACCAACACTAGATAATGACAATTGCCAAACATCACTGTATGCAGGTGAACCAGCAGTAACAGTACTAGTATTCCAACTTAATGTACCTGAACCATCATTACGTAAGTAACCTACAGCATCACTTGGTAATGAAGTTCCTCCACCACCTAACACACTGTTACCTGTACTATCTAAAATGTCGCCACCTAACGGTAATGTTAAGTTATTAGTTGTGCCAAATATCCAATCAGAAGGTGCAGTATTGTTATTACCGGCATTGGCCGCAGTATTATATTTGGTTATGACAAATGTTGCTGTACCATCGCCAGCAGTCATAGTTAACACATCACCATCTTGATAGCCTGTGCCCGGATCAGTTACACCAACGTTAGAAACCTGACCACTTAAACCATAACCGTAACCTACTATCATACCCGTGCCTGAGCCTCCAGAGACAGCAGAAGAACTTCCGCCACCACCGTAACCACTGCCACCAGTTAATAGTGTACAGACATTATATTGACCTGTTACTCTTACTGTTAGATTGTTACTTGCCGGCGCAATGATAGTAGCACTGTTAGGTAATGTTAGGTTACCATTTACGTCAAACGCCCAAGTAAAACCATTGGCCGTGATATTAGTACTAACTCCTGCTGTTTCACTTATTTGGCTACCTTGAGGTAATGTCAATACACCATTTGTACCAAACTGCCAAGCGTGTTCAACGCCGCTATTTGAACCACCGTTGTAAACTTTGATGTTTGCACCAGTTGTTGTAGCATCAAACGTACTGTAGATATTGGGGTCATTTGCATTGCTTACTGATTGTAAACTTGCTGTACCGGCTCCACCTGCATACATTGATTGTATAGTTACATTAGAATCAAATCCTCTTATAATAGAATCATTTGATACTTGTAATGTATTTCCACTGAATCTCCATTCGTATCCGCCACCGGGTAAGTCTGTGTATATACTAAATTGTCCACTGGTAAGACTTGTTGATGATAAATCTTCATTACCGTCATTAACATAATGCTTGACACCGTAGCCATCATTATTGGGATCAGTTACCATAACCTTGTAATCTGTTTCTGACTTATTGTAGATTATACCGTCAGTAGCAAATGTCCAACTTACCGCATCATTATTAACACCAATAACAACATTTCCGTCAGTAGATGTAACAGTTACATTGCTTGTACCGTCACTGATTGAGTTTCCACCTCCACTGCCGGTGTAGGCTGTATTTTGTTGGCTACCGTCTGGGAAGTTGATGTAACCACTAGTGTCAAATCGCCACTCATGTTGTGCTGTATCAGCGTCAAAATCGTAGCCAACTTTGATTCTAACATCATCATTGGCACGAATGTGAACATCATCTTCTAGTGCATCTAGATACAGATCGTCCCCTGCTTTGATGTACATGTCGCCGCCATTGCCTGTGGCAGTAAGTGTAGAATTAGTAAACTCAAAGGCGCCAACATCGACTCCACCTGCGCCACCGCCTAATACACTAGTACCAGTACTATCTACAATATCACCGCCTGCTGGCAATTGTAGATTACCATCTGTACCAAACTTCCAAAGTTTAGTATTTAAGTTAGTTCCAATAAGAACATTACCACCGTTCTTTTCAATCTTAACATACTGGTCATCATCACCTAAATATATGTCAGTGATTGTAGGATCACCGGCTATTAAGTGAATATGATGATCTTCACTGCTACCAGTACTTGTTAGTGTAAGAGGAGAGATTGTACTAATATCAAATCCTGATGCATTGCTAAGGGTGATAGTAAAAGTTGTCATAGTACTTGATACTGGTATAGTCCAACTTATTGGTTTAGCACTCTCACTGGTAAATGTCAATGTGCCTGTTAACGCTCTACCTAATTCTACACTAGTACAATCAGTAAATGTATAATCTACTGTTCCAGTAACTGGGGTAAAGTTATAATCAGGAGTTACAGTTAGAGTTATAGTATCACCGTCAGTAAATCCACCAGGATGATCGGAAACAATTCCGGTAGCGCCTGTCAGGCGAACTACTAAACTTTGTCCAGCTAATGCATTAGGTGGTGTGATGGATGTTGAGTTGGCTGTTTCACTTAAGATAGTACCTTGAGGTAATACTAAGTTACCAGACTTATCAAATGTCCATGTACTAGTGGTACCAACTCCATATGAATTAGCAGTTTGCAATCTAATATTGCCGTCAACCGTTACCACTTCAAAATCACTAGTTTCCGATGGTGTAATGTTAAATGTTTTTTGTCCAGTAATATCGTCAGTTGTTTGAGAAATATTAGCACCATTGGCAATTGTCAATACAGCATCATCATGGAAAGTCCATCCATAATTATTAACTTCAATCTTGGCATAAGTTTCTTCTACCCAGATATAGTTTTCATTGCTTTCTAATTGGGCATAGTCGTTACCGACAATGTTAACAACGTCATTACTAGATCCGATATTATCACCAGTAAACGTAATGTTACCAGTACTGGCGCCGCCTCCTAACACACTGTTACCAGTACTATCTAAAATGTCGCCACCTGCCGGTAATTTTAAATTACCGTCTCTGTTAAATTCCCAAAATTTACTAATAGTATTGTCGCCGGTTCTTAATATGACTTTTCCAATGTTACCATAGACATTTACCGATGCGGTATTTGAGTTTGTTACCCCACCACTAACTAGTTGTAATGCGTCGGGCCTATTAATTGTGCCAGGTACAGTTAATGTACTATCTGTACCAAACGTCCAATCATTATAATTAGTTGTATATGTTGGGAAGTTGATACTAACAATTCCAGTTTGTCCTGCAGGCAATGTTCCATCTATTCTACCACTATAGCGTTGTCTAGAAGATTGGTCGGCTTGTCCTGTAGCAGTAAATTGCTGACTCAGTACACTAGTAAACGTTTGGTCTCCTGATAGTGTTGAGTAAGTAACAATAACATCTGCACCTAAACTCAAACCAAGTAATTTATTATACACAGAAGCATCAGCTACAAATAAATTAACTTCGATTTGCTGACTATTACGTTGGCTCCATCCAGGGATAACACCAAATCCATTAACAGTTTGGTCAATTGCAAATTCAGAACCATTTTCTATTATATCATTAGTTGTTACGACTTCACTTGTTTGAACAGTTAAATTAGAATCTGTTATTTGTGTAATAGTATTAGAAGTAACTTGGTTAAACGTAACATCATCTGTTGTGTTTAAATTTTGGTCATATGATGAGCCACCACCTCCAGATACTGTAGTAAAATGATATCTTCCATTGCCATATGTAGTTAACACTTGACCGTTAGTACCATCGCTGATGCCCAAATCTAATATAGATGCTGGGATAGTTGGTTTACCATTTAAATCCGAATAATTTCCTGTATTACCCACAGTAGATATGTTTGGTCTATTTGACAAGTCTGCATAACTGCCACTAAATGCAACTTGGGCCAAACTACTAACATTAGCTTTATTCGCTAATTGAGAAATAATCCCGTACTGAGGATCATTAGTTTGACCTATAATATTAGCAATCTCACCTAATGTATCTAACATAGCAGGAGCTGTTCCCACTAAAGTAGCTATAGCTGAATCTACGTAACTAGTAGATGCAAAACTATTATAATTACTGTTAGACCATTCAATAGAAACACCATTTGTCACTAAGAACTTACCAGATTTTCCTGATACTGAAGGGAAAACATTAGCCCAAGATAAATTTCCATTACCATCGGTTCTTAGTACTTCATTATTGAATCCACCATTTAACTTAAAAGAACTAGCATTACCTGTAATTGTGATAATATTAGCAACAATTTTACCAGTAGTTAATGTATCGGTATTAGGATTATATTGTAACTCTGCGTCACCAATATATTGTCCGCCTTGATTAAATTGCAGTTGTCCGTTTGCTCCACTCGGTGCATTAACTTGGAATACATTAGTGATGACTTGAGTAACTTCTTCATACACTACATTTTTGGTAGAGTTTTCTGTGGGTGTAATTGCTACTTCAACTGCACGTTGATTTAAATACTCTAATGCCGGGTCTTGTGATGTATTAACTGATTGTGGGGTTTTCTTAGCTGTTGACATTTATTTTCCTTATTATGGTCGTAGTAACGGTGGTCTTCCGTCACGCTGTATATTGCTACCTAATTTTCTAGCATTATCTTTAATTGAATTGGGAGTAATATCCACTGTTAATGCAGTTTTAAACCTAGGATCATTGCGTTCACTGTCACTAGGTATGTATCCACATTCTTCTAAATTAGCTTTCTTCAATAACACATAATAATTTGGATTTTCACCCAAATGATCTAATGCTATTTCTGCCGCTATATCAAAATTATTAGTGTGTTCAGATTCAATTCCAATACCCTTCATTAATTGGTCTAGTAAATAGTCTTTTGACACACGATGCTTTCTTGCTAAATCATCTATATTTAATGTTTTCTTATCTAATACATTACTGTTATTTTCAGGAAGACTTAAAATCTCACTATGTAAATCATTTAATTTATCATATAATTTTTTAATAATTCCCTTGCTACGTAATGCTTTAAATGCTAAGTTTTCAGGGCTAAATTCACCTACGTTGTCTAATCCAGCTTGTCTATATTTCTTAAGAGTTCTCAAAACATTTTGTATTTTGTCTGGAGTTTTTGAATGTAATGCATAATTGGCAAGTTTGTATATCTTGCGAAACTTTAATTTAGTTGCCATTTGGTCTAGATCAGCTTTACGCTTTCTAGGTAATTTAATCCATCTGTCATTTAATACTGAATATTCACCTAAACTAATAACAGGTAAATTGCTATCCTGTACATATAATTCTACTTCATAACCATTAATCATAATGTCATGTTGGTCGTTATATACAGTCTTTTTTGCGTCAAATAATTCACGGTATACGTCATCATCTTCAAAACCCTGTATATCCACTAGTATATGTAAATCAATATCAGAGTGTGCTGTGTAGGTATATGCCGCATTACTTCCAGAAATGGTAATATCAACTACGTCTAAATCACTGATCCCTAAATGTTCTACGAAATCTTCAGCGATAATTAATAATTTTTGTCTGACATCATCCCTTAGATTATCGCCGTGGAAAATGGCAGGATTCAAGTGGTCATGAAAATGAACCGCATCACCCAGTTTAAATGTATCTAATTCTTTAAATTGCATATTGTATTTATACAAAAAATGGCTATCACGTTTCCGTGATAGCCATTATGTTAGCAGTAAATATTAATTATTGCTGTTGTTTTTTAGCTAGTTCTTCGGTGTACATAGGACCAATTGTGTTCAACAAGTGGTTCTGATTTTCCATACAGAAGACATAAGAACCCGAGTGACGTAGTAGTACACGTTTGTCAACCCAAACTTTACCACCAATATCACGCCAGTTTTCACAGAATGTCCAGTCTTCACTATAGTAACGACCTTGACGAACTGCTGTATCAAAGTATGTCTTCAAATGTGCGTCATACTTTGGATCAAGACCAATATCGTTCTTATATTGCTTAACTGCAGGGTGAGACTTTAATTTCTCAAACACATGACGTTTCATTAACAAGAAACCAGTACCTGCTTTAGATACTTCTTGCAATCCGTCTGTGCCTTCTTCCGCACCGTCAAATCCATTAACTACCCACTTAATTGGCATAGTCTTCATTGGGTACAATCCACCGATAACGTCAACGTCACGGTTTAATAATACTAACAAGTGCCATGGTTCCCAACCAATATCAGCGTCAACAAAGAACAAATGAGTTGAATCTGTTTGTTCTAGGAACTTAGCTGTTAGTGTATTTCTAGCACGTGAAATCAATGACTCATTAACCATTGTTTCTAATGTCCAGTCTATACCAAGTTGACGAGCAGTATTTGCCCACTTGATAAAACTCATAAATGTTGATTCAGTCAACATGCCACCGTAGCAGGGCATAGCAATATGAACTTTAGTAGTTTTTAGAAAGTCTACGTTAACTTGAACTTGACCGTCTTGCTTTTTCTCAGCTTGCTCTTGTGCCGCTTGTTCTGCAATTTCTTCAACTTTTTCTACAGGAACAGTTTTTGGTTCTTTAGTAGCTTTAGCAGATTTAATTGCTTTTGCGGGTGCTGCCTTTACAGGAGCTGTTGTTTCGGTTTTTTTCTTTGTTGCCATTTGGTCCTCTTAAATGATATAATTATTTACATCTAGAGGACCACCCCGAATTATTTTTCTTCTAAATAATCCACAGATTCGGACACATTGCTTTCACTCATACTTCCGCCTAATCTTTTTAAATCACTAGTAAGTACATCTTGGGTAACAGTGCCCATGCCCTTTGTGATTTCAATGCGAGAATATTTACCTGAAGGTTTTGATTGAGCAAGTATCTTTGCCTTTTGTCCAAGATACAATACTATGTCACCAACTCTTAGTTGTTTAACTGTGTCTCCACCTATATTAACTGGTTTGTCACCTGCAAAATTACCTTGATCTCCCCAAGGATCATCTAACGTTTCTGCAACAGGATCGCGCCTTGTCAATTCGTAGAAAACTTTGTTACCAGTCTCAGCACGGAACGCTCTAAATCCCCATGACTTAGCATAACGCTGAACTAAACTGTCGTATAGTCTTGCTCTACTTTGTGAGTTTTGTCCATCATCAGCTTCTTTACTAGCCGCAAACATTACTTTGTTTGGTTTATACTTTTTAATAAATGCTTGAATAGAGGTTAAGACAGTAGCAAACACACGTTGTGCATCACCTTCGCCAGTGACTTCTTGACTGTTGTTTCTATAGAATTCAACACTCCATGCTTCTTCTTTATCCTGATTATATCCTTTTTGAAACACAATACCTAAATGTCCACCATCATCTAATTTTGTTGTTGCAGTGATATCTGTACCACTTTTTTCCCATTTAAGTTTATAAGGTTGGTCAAATGCTTCTGTAACTGGTTGTTCTTGTTTTAATATTTCAATAACTTTATCTGCGGCAGCTTTTAGTGCTTGGTCATATCCCATTTCTTTTGCTTCTTCACTAGATTTACCCAAGAACGGTTTAAGCATACTCTTAGCAACATCTAACATTACTTTTTTCGTATCAGGATGATTAATTTGTACTCGCTGTAGTTGGCTTTCACGCTGGTAATAGCTAGACCATCCAATAGAATCAGCCAAGCCTTGTATATCGTATCGTCTATGTTGCATTGTTGGATTACGATTATCAAACATCTTGTGGTTTTTAATAATTCTTGGATCTAGCACAACACCTTGCGTTGGTTCATTGTAAGCAATCCAACCCTTACCCGGATCAAACACACTAGTAAAGCCCAAGTCACGTAATACTTTGTTCCAACGAACAACATTAGTTTCGTCACCTTTGCCTAATCTACTTAAGCAATCATAGATGAACCAGTATGGTGTACCATCGTATTCTGGTTCGTCAATTGCTTGTTGTATAATCTCGTCAGAACAATACTGTCGTAATGCTTGTTTTAGTTTGTTAGGATCAACCTGTGTTTGCTGTGTCATTTCACCTGAACGGTCGTATTGAAATAACTGTAGATAGGGGAAGTTATCTCCCCATGGCAATGATTCATCACGATCGGCTAATTGCATAAAGTATCGCAATGGGTAAAAGTAAATACCCTTAGGTGTATCTTCGCTGACAGCTGCCTGAGGATTAATACCTAACTTAGGTTCCATAGTCATACTTACAGCCCAATTGTCTATATCTCTGATATTATCTTCGGCGTAGTTAATAAGGTCATATTTACCTGAACCAGCTTTTCTATT